GCCAGGTCGATGATTTCGTCGTAGAAACCCCCGAGTGCCTGATGCTTGGCAAAAGACCGCGTGTTGAGGTGCGCCGAGTGCGTCACGTCACGGGCCAGAAACAGCATGCCTATGAACTTGTCGCAGTTACTCATTCCATTGGTCCCATCTGTTCCACAGGTTCTTCCTGCATGCCCATCGCCCCCCGGTCATCCGGCATCTGCGGCATCATCGGGCGGCTGCCTGAGATGTCACCCGTCTCGACCGCCGCAGCGATGGTGCCCATGACGATGTCCTGGATCTGCTCGGTGGACATGCCGGCCGACGTGGCCGCAATGCGCTTGGTTTCGGCTTCGTACGCCTTGATCCGCAGTTCCTGCGCATCCATCGACGACTGCACGTTGTTAAGGAGGCCCATCGCCTGCTCAAGTTGCTGCGACACGGCCTCGACCTGCTGCTCGGCCGCCTGCAATTCGGGCGACTTGTCGTCCTCGGCCAGCACCTTCGGGTCGATGATCTTCTTGAAGCGGGCCGCCATCTCCTGCGCACCCGACCAATCCATGTTCTTGATGAACAGGTCGCCTGCGACCTGCCACAACTGCGGGCTGGTCTGGAGGATGTTGGCCATCGCCTCGACGGCTTCCTGGCGCTTGGTCAGGTAGCTGGGTCCGGTGGTGATGACCACGTCGTAGACGCCGACCGACGGGTTGTATATCTTCTCGATGACGGTGCCCGCCTGATCGACGATCTTCTTGACCGGCTCGGCCTGCATCGGGTTGATCCGCGCCATGCCCACCTCGCCGTCCACGCCGATGATGCGGGCGACGCGCTGGGTGTCGTATATCTTGGGGATCATATCGACCAACTGGCGGGCCACGTAGCGGATGGCCCGGCCCAGATTGTCCACAAAGTGGTAGGTGCCGGTGTCGCCCTCCTGCTGGCGCGCGAGGATGGCGCGGCCGGAGCGTTCGTTGCCCTGCTGGCCCAGCGAGGCGTTGTACTGGCCCGTGGTGGCCTTGATGTCCTCGGCAGCGCCCATCTTGGCCTGAATGAGGCCCGTCTGGGCCATCGGCGGCTGGGCGCGCATGGGCAGCGGCAGCACGTTGCCAGCGCCGTCCTGAACGTCCGGGTTGACCTCCAGATACGGCCAGTTGGTCGTATTGGCCGTCTTCCACTGCATCTCATAGCCTTCAAACTGGCCGCCATAGCCAATGAAGGGGGCCTTGGGCGCCAGCGCCAGCATCTCGGCTTCCTGGCTGACCCAGTAGTTATACATGCGCTGGGCGTCCTTGGCGTTGCGCACAAGGCCCGACACGAACATGCGGCCATCAACCTCGAACTCATTGCCGACGACGCGGACGACCGGGATCCACTTGCCCGCCCACTCGCGCTCTTCCAGCACCTCGTAGCCGTTGGTCTTGAGCCACATGACCCGCTTGCGGTCGGCCTTGCGCGAGCGCAGCGGCTGGCCGAACATGGCGCGCAGCTTCGCGTCCTGCGGCGTACCGTCGAACATCGTGATGTTGCCGGGGTACAGGTTCAGGGTGGACGGCACGTAGTCTACGTAGAAATACTCCGCAATGCGGATGGTGTTCTCGCTCAGCCACATGCTGAGTGCCTGATCACCGATGCCGCGCGCCAGGATCGAACTGATCGGCTGGGCGTCGGGGAACTGGCGCTCGTACTCGGCCTTCAGCAGGTCTTCGGTGATGAAGCACCACTTGGCGTCGGACCCGCACGGATCCTGGATCGTCGGGTCCATGTAGACGCTGAAGGAGTTGCGGATGCGCCCGATCTTCAGGTCTTGGTCGAAGCTGTCGTCGCGGGTGTACTCGGTGAGGATGCGGATGTAGCCCTCGCCGTAGACCACCTGGTTGTCGCAGGCGGTGTCGTAGGCCACGTCGGCGTCGGACATATACTCGATGTGCCGGATGATGCCGTCGAAGATCTCGGCCACGGCCACGTCGGCGTTGTCATCGGCTGGGATGACCTTGGGCGACGGCCTGTTCTGGCGCTGCTCGTTGGTCACCTGCCGGACGTGCTGCGGCAGCTTGTTGATGGTCAGGCAGGGCCGCGCGTTGATCGTTTGCCCCTGCACGGACCCGCGTGTGGCCAGCACGTCGGCCGGCCACTGCCACTGGTTGTCAGGCGAACCCGCCATGAACCGGAGGTCATCCAGTTCGTCCTCGCGGCTTTCGCCGTAGGCGGCGAGCGCCATCGTAAAACGCGAGCGCATGGTGGCGAGCAGGTCGGACTTGTCCGACCCGCCGTTGGCGACCTGCGCCGCGCCGATGATGCCGTCGTCAGCCAATATCAGCCCCTCACAGGGTCGTTACGCTGGGTGCCGCCCGTGCGGCTGGTGCCCGCCGACCGGGTGCCGCTGCCGCCGCCACTGAGGCTGCCGCTGCCGCGCGTACCGCCGCCACCGTAGCCGCCACCGCCGCTGACCCGCGTGCCGGTGGTCTTGCCCGTAACGACGCCGAAACGTGTGGCAGGCGGCTTGGCGCGAGCCATCGCCTTCTTGGCCGGGCTTAGCTTCTCGTTGGTTACGGTGCTGATGACAGCCGCCGGCTTGATAACAGGCTTGACGACAGGCTTGGCGGCAACGACCGGCTTCTTGGCGGCCAGTGCCTTGCGGTACGCGGCGTACTCGCCCGGCGTATACTTGGTCGAGAATTTCTGCGCGAGCATGCGCGACGACGTGCCGGGCGGCGTAATGGCGTTGAAACCTACGCGGGGGTAGCTGCCCGAAGTCTTTTCAGCGGTGGTCTTGCTGACGGTACTGCCAAGTTCGCGGGCAAGTTTGCCGCTTGAAGGCTTCTCAAGGTTGCCCTTGCCGCTGAACGACATGCCGGTCACGCCCCGGCCGCCTTTTACGTCTGCCATTGTCTTGTTCCTTTACTTGGTGCGCCGCACAAACTTACTGGAGCTTGGCATGCCGATATTCTCTCGCGGCGCCCGCTGCACAAACTTACTTGTGCCGGGCATGCCGGTATTCTCTCGCGCCGACCGCTGTACAAATTTACTTGTGCCCGGCGTGCCAGTGGACCTGTCGCTGATCGCGCGCTGGACAACGGTGGCCATAACCTTGCGCGGTTTCGCGACCGTCATCGTTGTCTTAAAGGCGGGCAGTTCACCGCCAAGTTTTGGCGTTCCAGCGTTGGCTTGCTTAGACTTGCCCTTGAGCGACGGCGGTTCGCGAGGCGTTGTCGCGGGCGTCAGCGCGCGCGTCGGCATCTTCATGGGTTGTGAAGACCGAAACTTCTTAGGCAGCACTGTTTCCTTCAATCGCGGTGAACGCGCCCCGACGTTGGCTGGCTGAGACGTACCCTTGACCAACGGTGGCTGGCGAGGAGTTGTCGAAGGCGGCAGAGCGCGCGACGGCATCTTCATGGGCGTCGTCGAGGGTATCCCCCTAGGCATTTTTCTGGAAGGTGGTGTTTTCTTGCTAACCATTTTTCTTACTCTTGCGCTTGACGGAATACGCGATTGCAACCGCCTGTTTTGCAGGCTTTCCGGCCTTGATTTCGGCCTTCAAATTGGCCCGAAATGCCCCTTTTGAGGCTGATTTTACCAGCGGCATGTCACTTTTTCCGTGTTTTGGCTGACTTGCGGAAGGCCGCAGCGGTTGGAGCGCCCTTGGCGCCCGGTTTGCGCATCTTTTCGCCCGATCCGGCGGCAATGCGGGCCTTTTTGGCGTGAATGTTGGCGTACAGACCCGGTTTCATGAGCAATTCCACCTTCTCATGGATGCCTTGGCGCGCTCGGCGTTCTTGGACTTGGCCACGACACCGCCCATTCGGGCACAAAACGACGCCTTGCGGCCCTTGTCGGCCGTCGTCTTGGGGTTGGGCGCCGGGGCCTTCAACTTGGAGCCAGTTGCGCGGTTGTAGCGGGCGCGGCCCTTGGCGGTGAGGCCAGCACCTTTAGAGACGGGTAGCTTTTCGCCCCGTCCTACTGACAATGACACGCCCTTGCGAGCCATTAGCTGCCCATCCAACTCGTTAAAACGCCAGACCGACCATACGACCGCCTCTGTATCTTGTCAACGGGGGTGCGGCTGCCGACGGGGTACGCGAAGGTCACCGCGATGGCGTCGGCAGCGTCGGGGCTCGCGAGCCCCCGCGCCTTCATCTCCTTCTTGCCCTCCAAGAAGATCGTGCCCTTGCTGTCCGGCTTCATCTTGGGCGACGTCAGGTCGGACTTCAGCAGCTTGTCCGCCGGTATCGACGCCGTCTTGAGCCAGTCGCGCATGAGGCCCCACATCTCGGCCCGCTTGTTGCCGTACATGATGGGCTTCACCGACTTGTTCCCGAAGTTGACGCCCTTGATCTTGTAGCGCTGC